TGCCAAGTACCCATCCGCGAACACTCGCGGGTCCGTTGCGCCTCCTTCCAGGGGGCCAGAGAACGGACGGCCAATCCAGACGTGGAGACAGTCGCAGCCCCTGTGGCACTTGAGGCAGGGGGAGTGTATTATATTGGCTAACTGCCAGGGAACCACCAAGGCCAACACCCCCTGCAAGCGCAAGGCATGGAAGGGGTCGTTGTACTGTAAGTTGCATGCGCCCACGCCCGAAGAGAGTGAATCGCATGCGCGCGATAGGGGAGTAGGCAACGACTTTCGCCAATGTTTTCAGGACATTCTAGACTGGACTGATGAACTAAAAAATGACCCGCCAGACAACCTAACGCAGATGGTTTCACTAGGTAAACTGAAGCTAGATGCCACTAGGGCTGCTGTCGAGGATCTCAGACTCAGGGATGGCATGGGGCAGGGTGCTGAGTACAAATTCGTCATGGTCCAGCCCCCACCGGCAGAGCTACCGCCTGTTGAGGCGCCTGAGTTGGCCTCGGGGGATGATGAGAAGGTGTTGAATTGAGCTGGATGTACGGCATTGTTGATTGGCGGCGCCCACTGTATTGGCACCCAGAGCACATGAGGGCTGCTCCTGAGATGATACTCACCTACGACGTAGTGGACGAGTCCGGCCCCAACTGGGAGACTGGGCACTCTGTTGACGCCGACGAATCCCACCGCCGCATCCTGGAGGGGATAGACTAATGGGATTGATTGTGTTTCTTGTCGGGGCCGTTGTGTTTGGTGTGCTTATTTGGTACAAGACCAAGCCCGAAAGGGAGGCGCGGTACAAACAAGCCAGGAAGCACATGGAGGACACGCGAAGGCTGCATGACCAGTTGGAGCTGCGTCTTCACCAGCTTATTAAGCTACGAGATGAGGCGCGGCTCAACCCCCGGCCCATACCTGCCATATACGACGTGGAGACAGGTTCTTGATAGGCATAACCGCAGTAGCCGCGCTACTCGTGTTTATGTCGACGGCCTTGGCCAACATCCTTGAGGCCCTATGATCGCCTGGCTAATATTTGTTTTCCTGGTGCTGCTGATAGGCGCGCTGTGGTGGTCTGAGAGACGGAGACAGAGGGATAAATGAAATGTCCGACATGCGATAGGGAATACCAGAAGTCCAAAACACCAATGGGCCGATGGTTATACAAAAAGAAGTGTCCCTGCAGTAGGCCAGACGCGGGGAGAGTGATGAATGAGGGGCTTAGGCGCACGGGGCGCGTCCCCAAGTCACCACGGCCGCGTGAGTAGCCGTGTGAGTAGCCGTGCAATCCAATGCCCACACAATAGAGGTCAGCTGTCAGCCCAAGAATCACCAATGGGACGCATGGGAATCGACTAAAGAAAATCGTGTCACATGGATGTGTGGAGGTCTTGGAGCTGGTAAGACGTGGGCGCTTGTATGGTGGTGCTGGTTTATGGCTACAGAGTGGGCCCCTGATGCAGACGGACTACTTTGGGAGCCTGATTTTGCGACGTATGAAGACACTTTCATGGTGTTGTGGCGGTTACTCATACCAGGAGAGGGGGCGTTATGGGAACAGGTAGCGACGAAATCATCTGGGAAGATGCTCAAGATTCACGTGTCGAAGAGTCGGACCGTGACTATCTATGTTCGCTCTGCGATGAACCGCCAGACTGTGATGCGTTCGGAGGGGTTGACTACAATTGGGTGGGTTGGTATCGACGAGCCGGCCCGAATGTTGCTTGGCCAGAAAGCGTTTACAAACAGCCTAGGGCGCGCCCGCGCAAAGATGGATGGATGGAATCACAACCCAATTTATATGGTTGGTTCGCCCTTGGGCCTTGGCCACTGGACGGCTGACGTAATGGGCTGCACTACAGACCATCCGCGAACTGGTTACTATAGGACGTATTGCCCTGACCCGCTTAACAAGCCCGATCACGTCATACGCGCATGCCGTACATCAGACAATGCAGACAATCTCGCCGATAACTACGAAGAGGGCTACAGGATGAGCGTTGGTGACGCCCTTGCGTCACAGGAGATGAATGCATCACTATTGCATGCCAGCGGCATGGTATTCCCAGAGTGGCGCACGTCGACCCATGTGCTCCCTCATGACCAAATCAAAGAGATGTGGACTGAGCAGGTGCGTAAGGTCCAAGGCGGTACAGACTGGGGTACGCATATCCAAGCATGCGAGGTCACGGGCTGGACCAAGAACCGCGAGCTGCTAGTAATTGACGAGTGGTACAAGTCCTCAAAGAACATGTTGCAGCAGGGTGTTGCTATGGACGGCTTCACAAAACAGTATGCTCTCAACGAACAAGGTGGCGCACCCACGATGGCATGGTATTGTGACCCTGCGGACGGTGGTACTGATGCTCGTGGAATCATGAAAAAAGGGTTTGAAGTAGACGGCATTAAGTATTATGTAGGTGCACAAAAAGCAAAAAACGCGTGGGAGCCGGGCATATCGCTCTTGCGCCAAAGGATGTCGGTTCGCCCTGGGTTTGACCATCCCGCCCGCCCTCCCGGGAACGGCCTAGGGCGGCCCGGCATGTTTGTCAGTGATAGATGTGTAGGGTTGATTAAAGAGGCGCCTGCGTATAGACTGGCACCGTTTGAAGAGGGCAAACCACTGAAGGACGGCCATGCGAGCACAGACCCGCTGTGTGATGACCATGCATGTGATGCTACTAGATACGCGGCATTTTCGACGGCCGTTGACCTGCCCACGCGCTCTTATGGGCGACGTGCACAATAGGAGGGAATGATGATCACTATTAAAGAAAGAATGGCAATCCTTGAAGATTTAGAGTGTAGTGCTAAAGACCTTGCACATTCTTGTCCAACGTTGAATCAGTCCGTAATGCAAGCCCAGATTATTATTGCAATCTGTCTGCTTGAGGAGAGTATATCAAAAGATCGGTATGGCGAAGAACAGGGGCATTGCGATGATTGATTACGCAAAACGACTTGATGAGCTGGATAAGCAAATCCGTGTCTATCTACATGATCAGTCAGACGGATGGGGAGACGGTCATAAGCAGGTTGATGAGATAATTGGTATCGCACGCGCCCTAGATAAAAAAAACGAGTCACTTACAAATACAATACGCGGATGGTCTGATGAATTTGCTGACTTGTATAAGTATGTATTTGAGGTGGAAGAAGAGCGGGATGAATTGTTCCAGAAGCGTGAGTGGTTATTGGGCGCATGCAAAGCAGCAGAAACAGCCAACTGCGACTGTCTCACGCTATTTCAAATCAGAGAAGCAATAGGCGAGCCAAATGCCGACTAAATGGCCACTACCTGAAAAAGGAAGTCTCGTACCACCGGGCTCTATCACACTAGAGCACGCGGACTATACTGCCAAAAAGGACGACTGGGAGTTTTTCAGACATAGCGATGAACTAACCGGTGGATACGATGCATCTACACAGACATACACAGGCCCCGATAGCGCTCCAATCTTTAAAAAGACGTATCTAGTCCCACACGTCAAAGAGGCCCACTATGACGATTTTGCGCGTCGTGTAGCAGCTGCCAGGCCACCTAGGTTTGTGCGCGAGGGCATAGAGTCCGTCGTTGGCGTATTGACCAAAGAGGAGCCCAATCGCGACAACTACCCCGAAAAGCTGGGCACGTGGACCTCCGGTGTTGATGCAGATGGGTCTACGCTACAACAGTGGATAGCGTCCAAGATGTGGCCCAAGGTGGAACGCTATGGGCTTTGTTATTCGTTTGCCCGCCGGCCTACTATTGGTGGCGCGAACCTCAAAGAGCAAGAGGAATTGATTAAAGAAGCCGGTCTGCCTGATGTGTTGTTATTAATCATCACCCCGGAAAACATGCCATGGTGGTCAGTTGACGAAGTCGGTCAATTTGAGATTGTCCGGTATATAGAGACCAAGGTCGAATTCAAGATGGAAGATGGCTATGCAGTCGAGGACAGAGAGTATACACGCCATTGGTGGATTACCCATGAGGGCTGGTGGTATGCCGACGAAAAGAGCTATGACGAACAGGCACTCAAGGTAGAAGACGTTGGAACATGGGGCAAGCCAATGGACAATTTCCCCGTTGTCAAGTGGTCCCTTAAGGATGGCATCGGCCCGACCGAAAGCGCGTCATACGCACAGTTGATGTATTTCCGTAAGGACAGCGAGCTTAACGAAGTAGAGCTCTCGTCCGCGTTTACGATGACCTGGGTGCCAATATCAAGCGGCGCAGATAACCCCGAAGAGACGGTGCGTGGTGCACATAGGGTTGGTGGTTGGGACCCCGAGGGCACTGGTGGTGCTAAGCCAATGCTGCTAGAGCCGTCCGGGGTCGCACTAGACTACTACATTTCAAAGCGTCTCCCGGAGCTGGAGGCCGATGCTAGCGCACCCTACGGTATCAATGATGCAGTCGGTGGTAATGATAGCGGGGTAGCCCTTGCGCACATTGAAGCCAAGTCTACTACTATCTATACTCAGCATGCACAAGCTGGTGGCGAGTCTGAGTTTGCTGGTCTACAGCCCGTGGCCGAGTTGTTGGGCGAGACGCTTGAGGATGAAAATAGGGCTGAATGGAACATGAACTTTGGAACCTTGTCTGACACGTCTATGTCTGATATTCTGACGGCCTGGAAAGAAGCTGAGCCAGGTGAGGTATTTGAGGAATGGATTCACAAGAAATATGCCCAGATGGTTGGTGGCATGACGTCTGACCAGATCGAGGAGGCCATTGAGGCCTGGAGGTCTGAGCGCGAAGAGATGAAGACCCGTGAACAGGAGCAAGAGGACGCCCTGTTCGAATCCGAGGGTGAGTTGCGCCGCGCCAAGACCGATAAGACCGATGCAGAGGGTAAGGCGGTTGTGCCCAAGCCGTTTGCGGCGAATCCAAAGAGCGCTGGGAAGCCCAAGGAGCGACCATGAAGAATCAAGCATGGGTGGCATCTAAGGATGGGGTGCCTATTATCCGATTAGACTGGGGTGGCAGAAAATACACTGGTACTATCAATGGCAGGGTAGTGACGTTCAACTATTACTTGCCAAATGACGGGGCCGCTGGAATGGCGTATCAGTGTTTCGGAAAACACCTTAGTAACAAGCATTCCACGGAGAACGAAATCCACGATGGTATCGCATGACCTGCCCAACCTGCAAACAACCCTACACGCGAGTAGAGTCGCCCACTACGACGGGCTACACGGTTGCCTATCGTAAGCGTTGCGACTGCAAGCGACCACGTACCGAATCCAAGGATCGCTGTTACGACATCCGGGATTTGTGGCGGGATGAGGTGATGAGGTGAAAAAGCGCCAGCGCAAGAAGCTAGAACTAGGCACAAGGCGACGCGATTCAAGGCTTAGACGTAGATACCTGGCTACCACGTCGCACCTATTACTATGGCATGGTGACCGTGGCTGGTGGAATGCCTTAAGGATGTGGAGGGATGAGGTTGTCCCCCATGACTGCACATGCCCATAATTCCCACATCCCAATCCCAGCGCATCCGTGAAATCCAGGACATCTTCTGGCGCTCACTGGACGAATCCCTTGACGAGCTAGACGACCTGATAGCCCAACGTGCGCGCCTATCCATGGCAAAGATACGCGCCTCGGGCTACTCCAAAAGCGTCATTAGACGCGAAACAAAGAAAATAACGAGTGCAACCAATGGGTCGACCGAGAGACTACTAGCATCACAGATTGAGGCAGCCGCATTGTACGCTCAGAGAGCCGCAGACGTCATCAGGGCATGGCAGATATCTGGTAGGCTCAGAGACGGCGTAGAACACCTTACAGTTAGCGACAGCGCCCTTGCTCGTGCTAGACTACCCGGCGCATCGGCCATTGATGCAGAGGCGTCACTTGCGCGCATCAAAATCGCACCACTACGAAGCCAGGCCGAGATCGACAAGGCGCTCCTTGAGTACGGCTCTAAGAAGGCTGTACAGCGACAAGGCACGGTCTCGACGCCGGGGACAAGGGCCATGGCTAAGCTACGCAAGGCACGCCTGGTTCGGTCGTCGCCTGAAATTGGGCTGTCAGCGCGTCTTCATGGGTCGGCAGCGCTTAACGTGGACTTGACCAACAACGCGGTCTCCACGGCTATCCGCGAAGCCAGCAACATGAACAAGGCTGGGCGGGATATCGTCAACCTGTTGAATTCCGAGGGGTCGCAACTATCAGTCAACCGCAAGCTAACGACGCCACTGATGCGCCTCAAGAGAGCCGGGCGCAAGCTACAATTGCTATCAGTCAACAAGGCAGACCCGGACGCGCTGAAGGCCGCTACAGAAGCGTATAACAAGGAATTTGCCAAGATTCGCAAAATTGCAGCCAGCAGGGTCGATGCCCGTGGTGGATATATCGAACTCGTGCAGAAGGTGCAAAAGGGAGTTACCCGTTCGTATCGTGGTCTAGGCGTCAAAAAAAAGGCGTTTCAGGAGGCCACCGAGGCACAGATAGGGCGCTGGGTTGCTAAAAGACAGGCAGAACTGACAGACAAGGCCCTAACACGCTGGTTAGACGAAAAGCAGGCCTACCACGCCGAGCGCATCTCAGAGACCGAGACCGCAGGCGCTTACCGTGCTCGCGAGTATCAGCAGCATGCCAACAAGCTCTACATCGTAGGGTTCTGGTGGAGGCGTAACCCGGGGATGTTGTCACTAGACCGCAAGAGACAAAAGGACATCTTCAGGGTGCGCAGGAGCCGTCGTGCTGGGCGTAAAGCAAAGCGACGTACCAAGGGTGCACCGTGTCGCGTATGTCCCTCACTGGCCGACCTGCGGTTTCCGGTGGAGTATGCGAGGGACTACCCCCGTGGAGCACATCCGCATTGTAGATGTTGGTATGAGTGGATTTACGATACGTCTAGACGGGATGCGATGCCGATTACTCAGGGGGATTTGGATTGGTATGAGTCGCTGCCGGACTGAGTTCATCGGCGGAACGGATTTGTGTCCCGCGCCGGTCGAAGATTGCTTAGACGGCCCATACACGGGCACTTGTGAACTTACCCAGTCTGGACAATGCGTTAGGACAGACCCGGGTCGTTGTCCCATTTGAATGTTTTGCGCTGATATGACTTGCGCTTGTCTGGTTTGAACCATTTACAATCACCACAAAAAGGCATTCTCATCCTCCTATGCACGGGGCAGGATTTGAACCTGCAGTGTCCCTTATCTCGTGCTGGCCAGTGCACTATCTGGGGGACAGCCGGACAACCGACCGCGTTTTCCTGATTTCGCCACCCGTGCGCATTTGTCTATTGGCATTTCCCCGTCTCCTTGCTCCGACACTCGGCTGTGCTGGATTCGAACCAGCGCTTAACGGGGCTTAAGCCCGATGCCTCTTCCGCTGGGCTAACAACCGCATACGCCCGAGAGGATTCGAACCTCCATCGCCTGGGTCCTAAACCCAGCGTCTCTGCCGTTGGACTACAGGCGCACATGGAGCGACTAGGATTCGAACCTAGATTTGCGGGGTTACGGCCCGGTGCACTTGCCATTTGTACTATCGCTCCTTTCATTATCGTTCTTCAGTCCATTGGAGTGAATCCGCCCAACTAGCACATCCCTGTCGGGGCAGTCGTTTGGGACAGTGCCACTGACCAGGATTGCATGTTGGTTTATACCATCAAGCACAAGGCCTATAGCGGCGTTCAGTCTTCTCATGTGCTGCACCTCAGCATTGTCCTGTTTCATTCGTTCCCCGAGCCGAGTAATTTCGACGCCTCTTGCCATGCCTTAACCGCCATCATGTCCCCTCGTTCTACCAGGCCAAAGAAATCAGCCAGGCTTGAACACCGGAATGGGGCCCTATAGGCAACGGCTCGCAAAACGTCAAAAGTGTGTTTGGTTACGCGTATTGTCCGCGTTTCACGCTTCGAAACCATACCCCCTTGTATCACAGACAGTCACCCAGTGCAACAAATTTAAATCCAGTTTGTTATACGCGTCTAACACTGGTAATCTATTCTCACGTAGTCAGGGGCGGCAACGGTCTCAATCCGTCCCATCTACACCGAACCTAGCGGGCAGGCCAACTAGGGCAAATTGAGACCCCGAACCTACGGTCATAGGGCACAAGGTGTAGACATGGCAGACGAACCTACAGCACAAGATGCGCCCGTAGAGGGCGGCAACGGTAAGCCCGCTGATGCATCCCCGGTCCCTGATGTTGCAGCCGCTCGGACAGCTGCGATCGCGGCCGGCTTGCAGGTCTTTGACTCTAGCGAAATGCATGGGTTGAAGTCCGCCGAACGCGCCAAGGCAGAGGCCGAGGCAGCGCAAACGGTAGCTAAGTACGAGTCACTGCAAGCCGAGCACGCCAAGCTGGCCGAGTGGAAATCCCGGCAAGACAACGAAGGCAAGTCAGAGGCAGAACTCCATCGTGAGCAATTCCGTGCATGGCAAGAATCCGACAAGAGCAAGGATGCAGATCTTAAGGCAGCCACTAAGGCCAACAAGGACTTGCAAAAGCAACTCGAGCTGGAGCGTGTACAGAATAAGATTTCCATCCTTATGCCTGATGCCCAAAGCCCAGAAATGGCGCTCATGTGGGCAAGGGAAAAGGTTGGCGAGCGGCTATCTACAAACGATAAAGGCGCACTCATCTGGACCGAGCCTAGCGGCGTACCCCACGAGGGCGTTGCAGCTGCCCAGAAGTTCAATGAGTGGTATGCACTCGACGCCCAAAAGCATCTTCGCTCTGGCAACGTCCCAGGACCCCCTACGTCGGGCGCTCCGTCTGCGCCTACACCGCAGGAACCACCACGACCAACAATCCAACCCGGTCGCACAAGCATGGAAAACTATATTGCTGGCGATGACTGGGACAAACAAAGGGGCAATCAGTAGCCCCAGGAGCCCTTAAGCAATGGCGACTACCACACTAGCAACCATGCTCAGTCTTATCAAAGATACGACATTGAGCATGATGGTGGATGAATTTTTCGTCCAGCCTGACCCGGCAACTGCACGGGTACCAATGACCCTAGCTCCTGATGGATATCAGTGGGAGCAGGAGTATACCACCGCACACACCCCGGCGGTTGCGTTTAGTCATTATGACACGATGACCCCGTTTGGGTTTGAGGTGGACAAGTATACAGCATACCTGTCTGGCATCTTGAAGCAGGACCAGCGCAATAAAGCCGTATCTAGCCTGCGCGAGGGCCAGCAAGGTCGCATAGACCGCATCAAAAAGAAGCAGATGATCATCAAGTCGATGTCAGAGCTTTGGCGCCAGTATGTGTATACTGGCGAGCCAGTGACTGTAGCCGTAGGCGCCAACCTTGCCGCTGTTATCGGTGCTAACGCTGTCATCGAACTCGGCCCCCGCTGCGTTGAGTTTGCCAACGTGCATCGGTTCGCTGGCGCAATTACTACCACGGAAGGCTTGATTCGCTGGGTTACCGCCACAGATTCCATTTCGTACATGGCTCCCGGTGACACCCAGTATGGTCCGCCCGTGATTATCACTGCGGCCAATCGCCATCGAATTACCCTGTGGTCTGGCGGCGGCGTTGCAGGGTCTAAAAACGAGCCCCGCTGGATTCGCATTACCATCGCTGCCGCTGAATTAGCTGCACTACTTGCAGCGGGTAACTTTACCCCGACGGCCGGCACTGTTAACGATGTTCTGACGTTTACTCCAACCAAGCAGATGACTGGCTTGTATCGGCAGATTTCTCCGATGATGCAGTGCTACCACAACCTAAGTGGCACTCCACCCGCTAGCGGTATTTCTGTTGCTGCTAACGGCCCTGCGGCTGGTGGTTCGCTGAATCGTGAGGCGCTGTCCTGGATTACCCAGAAGCTTCTGGACGCATCCAATAACAACCCGTCCCAGTGCGCCGTGTTTTTGTCGGACAACCTGATGATTCGCGCTGAGGGCCTATTGCCCGCATTGGGCGCTGGCGCTAGCCCAGTATTTTTCATGGGCAGCGCAATCAACACGCTGTCCTATCGAGGCGTGCCATTCCTGCGCAATGAGTGGCTGCCAACAGACCTAGACAGCCTTGATGGTACGCGTGATGACCTGACCTTGATGATGGGCGCGTGTTTCGGCACCGAGAATACCCACATCAAATATCAGACCCTCGCGGGCGACCCGACTAACGAGATTGTTGCAGATGTCCAAACGGGCGTTGTGACCGCGCTTGGCGACGGTACACCTACGGGGTCTCCGATTCCTCTGACGTATTGGGAAGACCTCTATTCCCCAAATCAGCTTGTGGTTAATCAGCAAGCTCACATGATGGGCGAGCCGGTCGCACTGTTGCAGGACCTTTGTGCTGTGACCCATCTTAACAACGGCTAACACCAAGGGCGGACCATGCCAACTAGTTCTGAAAAAGGGATTAGAATCCTAGATGAAGTTACTTTTTACTGGGCGTGGTCCGACCAGGGTCCAGCCGATCATGGCATTTTTTACGGTCGCTTTATGGACCATGGAATTGTGCCACTTCCACTGCCCGGTGATGTCGCCGGTGACCTTGAGGCACATGGCTTCTACCTGACTCCGTATGTTGCTGGCGAGTGGTTCGCAGGCTGGGAGAAAGACGAGGATCACAGCTTTCACCAGCACCCGGTTTTCAAGCCGATTGAGACCGAGTGCAACTGTGAGGACCCTGGGCTTTCGTTGGTTCCTGAGGCTTTTCCACCTGCGGAACTACCAGAAAAACTGCCCACAGACTGGGTTGAATTTTTCTCAAGGTATACCGCATCCGGCAAGCTGAGAAAGCACCATGGTAGCTAGTATCACAGACCAGGCAAACCTGTTGACCTATACGACTGTCTCTGACAACGAGCTAGCTCGCCTGTCTACAGATAGGATGACTGCGGATAGTTGGGCGCGGTTTCACGTGGTCGCCTGGACTATGGTCAAGCAGTATTTGGCAGACCGTAGGCCGACCATCGCCGAATCCGATTTGGACGATACGGATGAGCTACTCGAGACGACTTGTTATGCAGTGCTTTATCTTGGATACGAGGAAATGGAGCTAGCCGGTGGTAGCGATCAGGACAAAGTAAAAAAGCGGTTCTGGTTTCGCAAATTCCGTAAGGCGTTTGCCAGGGTTACATTGACAGTGGACGGAACTGATGTTGCCCCTGAATGCTTTGCCAATCGGAGGTCATACCGTGGCTAGGGGCACGTTCAATATCAAGGTCGATTCCAAGAGCGTACAGGATGCGCTAGGCAACAAGCTCCCAGCTGCCTACGCCCGAGAGTCCGGCGTTGCACTTGAGCAGATTGCAGACGGTACGATTGCAAGTATTAGACGTCGCCAAATCTGGCCAAATGAAAGACGCGGCATTCTCAAGAAGGGACTCTGGCGCAGTGAGCCACGTCCTGGCCAATCTGGTACTGAGATTGACATGGGCTGGTCTGGCCAGGGAGCCGCATTCGGTCCTGGCCATGAGTGGAATTCGTTTCCTTCGTCTTGGGTTGTAAGGCCAGTCAATTTGCGCACTAGCACAAAGCAGACATCAAAGAGACTTGGCCAGCCCATCAAGGCCCTGCGCTTTGTCGTTGGTGGTCGCGTGGTGTACAACCGAGGGCCAATTACCATCCATCCGCCAAAGGACCTAAAACCACACTGGGCGCCTGCTATTGAGGCTTATCCAGTACAGGCAGTCCTTGGGCGCGCACTTGATACAGCCACAAAGAGAGCTGGCCTGTGAGGGCTCCTCCTGACATACAGGTTTCGTCAATCCTCTACTACCTAGGGGAGGCATTGCGCCAAGACGAAATGATACAGAAGTGGACCGAGGCGCGCCCTGAGGAGATTGTAGCCAGCACCGTGGAGCACGTCCCTATGGATGTGGGCTCAAGCGGCAAGGGTGGTATGTTCATCACTCTCGCCCAGATGCCAGCCCTGTGCCTGAGTATCAACTCGGAGCGCTTTAAAGCCGTTCCTGGTACTGGCTACATGGGCAAGCCGCCCCGTGGCCGTGAGTTTCAGGCAACCCTCTGGTACCTGTTTCAGCCGTTTCAATCCGAGAGTCGTGACATACACGGCCTGACCAAGGGCGACCGACTGTGTACGCTCATCTGGTGGCGCATCAAGCACCACCTGGCGCGTCAAAAACTAGGCCCAGATGCAGTCCCAGTATTCGACCTACAGGAAGTCTCGAAAATCCGCACGCTGGAAATGACAGACAGCTCCGAAAGGGTCGTGTTCGATATTGTCCAAGGAATGAAAATCCCCCTCACGGTGTGGCACGGGTTCGCACCGTATGAGGAAGTTGACCCGGCCATCCTGGAGTTAATCTCGATCGGGATTACTGCAGATGCAGGCGCGGGTTATGGAGTAGATGCTGATGTTGATGTCTCCGCCCCGTAAAAAAAGGACGGTCAAGATGCTGTGCCCTGCTGGGGTACTTGCGCCGTGTCCACCGGGTCCGCCATACGGACCTGTTATGCCTAAGTGGCAGCGGTTTTACAATTGGCCACGCGATGCCAACGGGCAGCCAATGGAAGACCGGCCTGACTTCCCAAAGTCAGAGGATATCCCCGAGGTGATTGTGGAGGTCCCCGCGGATTCGCATCACCTGCGTACCCTTATCTATAAGGGACACTGCAGACTGGTTGATGAGCCAGTGGCCAGCGCACCGGCACCGGTAAAGCCCAGAAAGAAGGATAACAAATAATGCCTACAATCACCTTCGTTGAAGCAGTAGGCGGGCCAGTCCCGGCGGTTGAGATTGAACTCAATCTCAGCGGCTCTGGCGGTCTCCCAGACGGTGGGCAGATTCGATCCATCATTGTGGTAGCCGAAAAGGTAGCCGCTGGGACGCAGACGGCTGACACTGTGAGCGCTACGGCCTACGGGTCTGGGGCTGATGGTATCGCCGCGTTCGGGACTACGTCTCCAGGCGCTGCGATGATCGCCGCTATCTACGACTATTACAACTCAGAAACCGGTCGCGCCAAAGTCGAAGTTTGGGGCGCTTGCATTGATGAAGACGCGGGTAGTGTCGCTGCCATTCAGACTTGTACGGTTGCGAATAACGCTACGGCCGCTGGCGTGCTTACGCTGCGTATCGGCGGCAAGCTTTTCACCGTCTCAGTGACCAACGGCATGACTCCTGCAAACCAGGAGATCGCCATTGCGGCCGCGTTTAACAACGCCCTTGAAAAGGACAGGCCCCCACTGTTGGCAACTGCCCCCGGTGCTGGAGTTGCTACCTTTACTGCGTCCGTTAAGGGCGCGCACATGAACAACATCGGCCTTGAAACTGTGTCTCAGGGTTCGATTACCGGCTCAACCTATACGTGGTCTGGTACTACCATGGGAGCAGTGGCCGGTACTGCTGGCGTAGGCGCCCTGGCAGCTGGTGATTTCACCGCCGTCATTGCCGCGCTTGAGAGCTTTAGCGCCGCCGGACAGTATGTAATCCCGTGGACAGAGGTAGGCAATGCAGGCGCCCTGGCGTTTGACACCGTTGTTCCGCCGATCTTCAGGGACCACGTGATTTCACAGGGCGATGCCAGCAACATGATCCCTGCTACTTTGCGGATGGCATGGAAAGACAGCGGCGGTGCCGCCATCGGCCCAGTTGCAGCAGTGGCCGCATTGGATACCAATGACTGCGAGCGGGTATCGTTGGCAATTGCTCCATATTCTGCGGTTGAAATGTCCGGGTCATGGGAGGGAGAGATTGCGGCTCGCTACGCGGCAATGAGAGCCTCTGAGCCTCATTACGGGCGTAGCTTTGACGGCCTGCCGTTTTCTGACATCGCAACCTCGGCACCGGGTGACGTATTTACCAAGGCCGAATTAACCACCCTGCTCAATGGCGGCTGTACTCCGCTTAACACACCTCGCAATGGCGACACAGTGCAAATAGTGAGAGACGTGTGTTGCCGCACCGACCTTGGGCTGTTCGACACCCAGGGAATGGACGCACTGGACTATATCCGTGAGGACTGGGAAGCCACTCTTGTGGCACAGCGCAGGCTGTCCATTGTAGAGGACACTGCAGACCTACCACCGGTTGAGTTTATTACCCAGCCCAAGGTCATCAAGGCGCTACTGCGAAGTCGCGCTGATCTACTGGCTAACGCCGGCTATATGACCAACGTCGCCGAAAACTGGCCCAGTGTGACGGTCAATCTAAGCGGGTCTACATTGCAGATAGCCGTACCGATTGACCTCATTCCGGCATTGCACAACATCATGGTTCGCATTGACGCGACCGTGCCCCCAGGAGCATAGAAAATGGGTAACGCTGCCACAGCACAATACAGCTTCGGGGCGCAGGTACTACACAACATCGCTGACGTCAATATCAGTGATGATGGCGGTACGTCTTCCCCTATCCGGGCAATAACGCCCAGTCGTAAACCAATCGGGTGGCGACACAGTCAAAACCCGACTCACACGATTACGTTCAACGTTGCTGTTCTTGACGATGGTGTCGAAGTCGATTGGATGCGATACAAAGAGACCAAGAACGAATTCACCTTCGGCGAGGTCTCGGACCTGTGGAATCGCAACTTTGACTATGCGATTGTGCAGACCTGTGAGTCAAGCACTGACACAGACACCAGCACTGTAACCTGGGCCGTAACCGTCATGGCCCTAGAAAGCACGTATGCCACAACCTAAAGACCTAGGCGATTTCGAGATTGGCCCGAATGGTGTTGTCTATGATGGGCCTCCGGGTGGTCTTGAGGCGCTGCTGTCCTCCCGTGCGATTGTTTCTGATCCTGTAACAGTGGAGCATGGCGACGAATCTAAAACCGTCAAGTTTCGTGAGCTGTCGAACGACCAGAAGAATGCAGTAAGGGCCTTTGCTGTCCAGTTCATCGAGGATAGGCGCCGTACCCAGGAAGAGGATGGCAAGGGAGAATGGCGTGATGCTGAATCAGACCGTGATGTGCTGGTAGCTGAGGAGATGGAATTACGCATGTTGCAGGCTTCTATGTTGGACCCGAAAACCAACGGGCCCGCATGCTCCCTGGCTTGGCTACGTAAACGCATGGGAACCCAACTACAGCAAAAACTAGGTGAGCGATATGACGCTTTTGAAAAGCTGATTGACCCGGAGCAAATTGACGAAGACATCATCAAGATGGTGATTGAGGATGTAAAAAAAAACACCCCGCTCGACTTGCTCTGCATGCAATACGGTTCAATTTTGCTAGCTCGCTCTTTGCAATATTTGGGCGCCCTGCACTTCAGCTCAGTGACAGACAAATCCAATGGTTTGGAATCACCAGAGACGCAGCCCTTAAAGAAGCCAAAGAGCAAGGCATCGATGTTGGCCCGAAAGCAACCACGGAGGCGCTCATCGAAGACCAAACAGAAGTAGTTGTAGAATGTACAAAGGCCTTAATTGAGGCCATCGGAAACCGACCCCTAGGGATTTAATGCCCGCCAAAGATAAAAGAATTGCCCTTACGATTACTGCAAATACCAGGCAGCTGCGTCAAGACATGCGCAGAGCAGGCCGTGAGGTCAAGGGGTTTGAGCGCCAGGTTACTGGGCTGGGCAATCGTCTACGCATGATGCGCATGCGGTTCCAGCAGTCTGGCGTTTTCGGGCGTGGTGGTGGAGCCCTACGTACTGCGGCTGGCTTTGCTGGTGCGTTTGGCATTCAGCAAATGTTCGCCGGTGCCAAAGAGGAAAACGCGGCGCTGACTGATATCGCCATCACTGGTAACCTCACTGATAAGCAGCTTCAGAAGTTGCGAAAAACCATGTTCGAGGTGAGCAACGCTACGGCGAAAAGCACCGGCGAGCTAACATCGTTTGTGGCGACTGTCACCACTATGACCGGTGATGCAGCGGGAGCACAAGAGGCTCTTGCTGGAATAGGCGAGGTGATGGTAGCCACCGGCGCGTCTGGAGAAGCGCTGGCCGGTACCTATGTCAAGCTGACCACCACCATGGGACTGCTTCCAAAGCAGGCTCGTGAGGCGTTCAACGTGCTTCGGTCTCAGGAGAAGTTGGGCTCCGTTACCCTAGCAAACGTGTCCGCCAACATCGGCAAGATTATCGGTGCGGCAGGCGTCTATGGTGCAGAGGGTAAGGGCATCAAGGGCGTGCGCACTCTTGGCGGTCTATTCCAGATTGCACAGCGAGGGTTTGCGGTAGGCCAAGAGGGCGAAGCCGCCACGTCAGCAGCTGCGTTCCTGTCGTTCATGGGTCGTCGTGCAAAGCAGGTCAAAAAGACATTCGGCGTTGATGTGTTCGACAAGGGCGGCCAAGCACGCGACCTGCCAACTGTACTTGAAGAGCTAGGCAAGGCGTTCAGCGCAGACCCAAGCAAGCTACGCACAAAGGGCCAGTTGATTTTCGGTCGGGCCGGTATTCGTACTGCCCAGCAGTTGGCAGAGGCAGCCCGCGGTCCGCTTGGATTCGGCGGCAAGGTTGGGACATTCGCCAGTGCGAACGCATTGCTCCGCGGAGCTGGTGGAGTTGATGAGATCAGCGCCGATGCAGCCAAGCGTCGCAAGTCTGCATCGTATCAGTTTGACGAGCAGATCAATATACTCAAGAACAGCTTCCAGAAGCACATGATTCCTGTGTTCAAGCAGCTCGCTGCCACGCTAAAGGACGTTGGTCCAGACCTCGTGCGTATGCTCAAATTTGCCCTGGAAAACAGCAGGGCGCTGTTTAAGCTATGGCTTGGATACAAGGGCATAACGTTTTTTAAAAACCTCATGGCGCCAGTACAGGGAGGCGCACAGGGTGGCGCGGCTGGCATTGCAGGAATGGCAGCAGGTGGGTCTGGTGGCGCCTATATGATGCCAGGCGGTCAGATGGCTCCTGCATCTGCACTTGGCGCGCGCGCGGGCGGCACATGGCTGAATCCTGCGTTTTCAAGAACTCATGGTTTCGGAGTTAATCGCTGGTCGGACGCACAAATGCTGAGGCGCGAGCGCAGCAGGTTTAGACGTGCTGGCAGGTGGATGGGCAGGGGCGTAGGGCGCTATGGTGCTGCGGGCCTTCGTGGCAGTGGGCAGATTCTTGGCGCTGCTTCATATTTCGTTGACTCTCCGCGCAAGAACATGTTTACAGGACAAGACCAGGCAGAAAACATGGCACTGATGTCTGGCAATCCATATGCAATGGCAGCAGGCGCAACATCAAAGGGGGCATCAAACACAGCCGGTTATATGCAGGGATTTGGTTCAAATGCAGGTTGGTTTGCAAGCGGTGCGCTGTCTCTTTTAGGGGGAAGCACGCGTCAAGTACAGGCGGCAAGAGGCATCGAAGAGAAGCTGGGGCTTGGAGGTGGCAAGGGCGCCCTTTCTGCTGCGGTGGACAGGCTAGCCACCACGGTTAATAAGATTGGATCGTCGCTTGCTAACGGTGGGCAAAACCTAGATAAATTCTATACCCAGACCTGGAGAGGCGTAGCACAGAAACAAGAATCAGATAGGCTCATTGGTAAGTTTGACCCGTACCAGGCAGACAAGAGCGGAATTTTCAGTACCCTGTTTGCCGGTGGTGGTGGTGGTGAATATGGCATTTCTCCAGAACAGCGCGTTGCCATGTCAGGGCAGGGGATTGGCAGCCTAAAGACTCTCCATGGCAAGCTGGGCATGCAGCGCAATGCTGCCAGACAGGCTGTTATAGCATCACTCAAAAAGAGTGACTACAAGGGCCCGATTACAGAGGAAGTACTAGCAGAGCGATCGCCACAGTTTGCCAAATTGAATGATCTGTACAAGGCAATGGACAAACTGATTGCAGACATTCTTAGCGGCAAGAAAATAACGGTCAACGCAATAGTCCCACCCGGCACCACTCCAGCCCAGCGCGTAGAATACAACGCCAGGCCACTAACCGCAACAGCCACAACCCAGGACATGACCGAATAATGGCAAGCCTACGCGAAACCATAGCGATGGAAGCCAAGGTTGGCAGCGTAAAGTTTTGGGCAAAGCGTGCTAACCCACAACCCACGCCACGACGCCTAGCACAGTACATCGGAGTAGGGGTTACGGGTGCGAGTCTTGAAGACCTGGGCAGAAATGCGCGCGTTGAAATCCTCACCGCCGAAGTGACCGAAGATATCTACGTCGACCTGGATTTCATTAAAGACGCGGCCAAGGTCATCACGATTCAGCATCCGCTGTTTGGCGTGTTCGAGGGACGTCTAGCTGATGTCACCTATGACGCCGGCCCGAATGACATGGTGGATATTGTATGCACGTGTATCGAAGATGGTGACCCCAAGGTGTTGTTCGTCCCTGCGGCAAACACTACCGCTCAGAAAAAGCAGTCCGCTGATTCTACGTTTGACAATCTGACGCTCAGTGCATTCGATGCCGCACCCACGTCAAGCGGCCTACCATCTGCATCGGCCAGTCTTGATTCCAGCTTCAGCAGCCTCTCAGCCGTTATGGACGCCGTATCATCTGCAGACGCATTGTGGGCGGACGCAAGCGCAGCCTTTTCAGACCTGGCCAGCGCAGGGGATGTATTCATCGATGCCGTTGATTCATTCCAAGACGCCACCCAGGAAATGGTAGACATGGTAGATACCACCTACGAGCTCATCAATACCGCCAGGGAGTGGGTAGACGCCGTGGAAAACCAGGTAGCCGGGGTGTGGCAAAATATGCGCATCACCACGCCTCTGTCCATCGCAGAGATTGCACTTGGGCTCGTGGGAAAAGATGACGAAGACACGATAGACCTGATATTGTCTCGCAACCCAACACTGATTGACCTCAATGCTGTCCCAGTGGGCTTTGAGTTGTCGATCCCGATAAGCCTGTGACCATCGACCTTGACATACATCTGGTAGACCTCGATACAAAGAAGTCGCATCGGCTGACCCACTGGACTAGCTACGCCGTGATTCAGGATTTAATGAATCCAGCGGACACGTTTAGCGCCACCATTGCAGCGGTAGATAGCCAACGTGATTTCACCGCCCATGGTGGTCAAAAGGCGCAGGTGTTTTTCAACGGGGCGCTACAGTCCACTGCTATCACAGACGAGCGCTCAGAGGCCACCAGTGGCAGCTCTACGGACTTGCAAATTACTGGTAGGGGCGTAGGGGCCCTGTTGCTTGATAACGTCGTAGCGGCCGATCGGTTGTCCATGGTCAATAAGACCCTGTTTCAGGTTGCGCAGGATATCACCGCACCGTACCAGCCTGATTTCATCACCAGCGTTGTGACTAACAATGCTGGCAATCGGTACATGGTTGCGGGTAAGAATCCGAGCTACTCGAACAAAAGCAAGATGACGAAGGTCGAAACCAGGGATGCCCAGGGCAAAGTCACCGGTGTCCAGTGGGTCAAGACAACGAAGAAGATTCGCGTCAAGGGCACAAAGCAGAAGTTCGGCAAAGACTCGCCTGAATACAAGGGCACGACAGAAGACAAATTAAGTCAGAATAAGATATCCCCAGAGGAGAAAATCTGGGGCGTTATACACAAGCTCAGCAGGCAGATCGCATGCCTGCCGATGGTCGGTGCTGACGGCGCGCTGATCATCACTCGCCCGACGTACGATTTCGACAGCACAGTCTACGGGCAGGGCATTGTTCAGCTGTGGGACCGCAAGAATAAACGAGCCACCGGCGGTAACGTCATGCGCTCACAGTTCGAGACGTCTATAGCTGGCAGAGCGTCTGAGATAGTGGCCTGGGCAACCGGCAAATCTAAGAAGACCGACATGGGCAAGCAGCTTCTAAAGCACACATGGTCCGTCAAGGACCCGTCGCCTGCATTCTGGACTCGTTTACCTGCGGCTCCATGGCTAGGGACGAACATCCTGCCAAAGCCAGACCGCATGGTGTTCAAAACCATCAACAACGAGAAGTTGATCAGGCGTCGTGTGCGTACCGTGTTCGAGGAACGCGTGATAGGCGCCTTTTCACTCGAGTACCAGATTGCTGGACACACTATCAATGGCAACATGCCAGTAGTAGACAGCATGATTCCGGTCTACGATGAGCGCTACGGACTCATTGGGCAGCCTTACTACATTACTCGCGTCGAACGAAAGATGGATATCACCGATGGGAAGACCACGGTCCTCAAGCTGATGCCCCCGAAAATCTGGTTGTACTTCGACCATGATAAAACGGGCGATGCCGAATATAACGCACACATGGTGCAGAGGGTGTTTTGGTAAATGGGACTGTCTCCAAATGACAAACTGGGCGGCGCTATTCGTGGAGCGGTTCGGGGTATCTATCGTATCTCTATTATCAAGCGCGCGCTGGATTCAGGCCTGGCGTTCCTCCAAGCGTACGGACACGGT